GTGGGTACACCGTACTGGCGCGGCTATTAAGGATTTCGTGGATACTTTCCGTAAAGACGAAGATAAAGAGTTTTTGTTTCGACCCAAGCAATCTGCTGGTGTTGGCTCCGCTCCTGCGGCAGTTAGTACTGGAGGATTTGATCAAAGCAAACCACTCTCAGAAATGACCACAGATGAAATCATGGCGGCTGCGGCGGCTGGACATCTTGGAAATAGTGAGAAGTGGATCTAAAAACCTAAAAACAATCTACTTCTAATTTAACTTATTATAACTTTCTCATTTGGAGACAATACAATGGCAATTTCCTCAAGTGCATTTGGCACTCTTAACAAAGCGATCTCAGCATACACAGACGAAATGTACACGCGCGCAAAGAAAATCGCGGGTAGTGCATTAGTCGGAACTGACGCTCAGATCACTCCTAACGGCGAAGACTTCATCGGTCAGGTTCGTTTCTACAAGCCTCTCGGCAACTACGCTGTTGGCGGAACTGGTCAGACTTCTCCTGACACTGCAGGTTCTTCTAACGCAGTTGTTAACGTAGCTACTCAAACTGAAGACTACGGTCGCACTACTAACATCAGCACTGAAGTTCAGACTTACATCAAGACTGTCCGAACTCACGGCGCTAACGAGTACATGGTTCAGAGCGTAATCTCTGGCGAAGACGGTCTTGCTAAGATCGCTCGTGACTTCTCTGAAACTCGTGCAGAAGACGAAGATCAAGCTCTCCGTGCATGTCTTGCTGGTGTCATGAACACTGAGCTTAAGACTGCTAACGATTTGGCACCTGCTCTTTACAGCGATGCTTTCGCTGGAAACGCGGTTGACGCTGACTCTTCAAAGGCTTTCGCTTACGTTGCATCTTCTAGCGACACTGTTGGCACTGGTTCTTCTTTGGAAGCTCTTGTTGACCTGACTCAGGCATCACCTGGTCGTCGTGTTGAGCACCTGATCCGTGCAATGGGCGCGTACTCTGACTACACTCCAGACTTCGTCTACATCGTTGTTTCTCCTGAAACTTACCTCGACATCAAGGTTGCTAACCTCGTTGACGACGAGCGTGTAACTGACGGAAACATTTCTTTCGAGACTCTGCTCGGCGGCGTTATCCGTGTAATCGTTTCACGTAACTTCGGCCTTGGCCTTGGTGCTGTTACTCACGCGGCTCTTTCAGGTTCTACTGAAATCAGCACTGCAAAAGTATCTTACATGATGCTTCCTTCTTCACTGTTCATGAGCAATGTAAACGTTCCTAACCCCGTAGCCGTTGATCGCAACGAAAACGTAGGCATGGGTACTGGACGTACTACTGCTTGGTACCGTTGGGGATATGTTATGCACCCACGTGGCTACAGCTTCACTGGCACTCAGACCGCTTTCGCTTCAAACGCGTCATTGGCGGGCACTGCTGGAACTCCTGCATGGGAGCGTAAAGCTGACATTCTTAACCTCGGCATCTTGCCAATCTTCCACGCTTAATTATCTGAGAGGTAACTGAACATGGCGTTAACTAAAGGTGTAAACTCTTACGTAACTTTGGGTGAAGCTGACAGTTACCTTGAAGACCGCGCTGACGCGGCGGCATGGATTACTGCAAGCGAAGAGCTAAAAGAACAATGTCTTGTAACAGCTACAGGCATCATCGATCAGTATAGATTCGAAGGTGCTGTTGTAGATGCAGATCAAGACTTAGCATTCCCACGTTCTGGTTCATTTATGGATCAGAGTCGTGGCATGCGAATGGCGTTTTCTACATACACGTTTCAAGATGGTGTAGACGAAACAGAGTCTTCCCTTAAACGGGATTTAAGACTACTTCGCCGTGCTACTTATGAGTTAGCATACCACTTGATTAACAACGAAGGCTTGTTAGACCGAACTGGTACTATTACAGATATCAAAGTAGGTCCCATCGAGCTTAAGGAAGTTCAAGACGCGGCTGTAACTCCTACAACTATTCGTACTGTTTTAAATCCTTTGCTGAAAGGTGGTGGTACTCGATACTGGAGAGGCTGGTAATTATGGGACTACGTGCTAAAATTACTAAAGCCGTTGATACTGCTTTTTCAAAAGTTGGTGACTTAGCTGAAAAAGTCACTCTTAAAATCACTACTGAGCAATCTTATAACTTTGGGACAGGAAGTGTTTCTTCTTCCCAAGAAGACTCGTCTGTTACTGCTATAGTTTTATATGCAGAGCAAGACCCTACAGCTGAAACGATTGCCTCTCCTAGAAAGGAAGTACTGATAAAAGAGAAAGACTTGGCAGATCCAAAAAGATTTGACAAAGTAACTATTCAATCTATCGACCACACTATTCTTTCATTTAAAGTAGAGTTTGGACTTGTTACACTATTAGTGACGGAGGCGTAAGTATGTCAAAATACACTGATGTTATCTCTGATATTGAAGGGCAATTTGCTACTTCTACTTGGACAGCTAACAGCATTACAGCTTTCCCGTCTAACTATCGTGTCCCTGCTAACCAATCTGAGTTTGTCAAAATCGAAGTGTTGCCTTTAAAAAGTAACATTGACTATGGCAGATTTGGAATTGAAGGGATTATATACATCCAAACCTATGTCCAAGCCAACAATGGCGTCAGGCGTCTGATGGAAATTGCAGATTTGCTTGATAACTTATTACAGAATAAAACCTTTACAAATGGCACTCAAACTCGTGAAAGCGGGCTTAGTGTTTTGGGGCTTGATAAAGACAACCCTGAGCTTTTTCGAGGCGATTATTCTGTACAATTTATTCATTACACATAACTATTGAGGTTAAACACAATGGCACATATCAC